CGCGGGGGGGGGGTGCCGGGCCCTTACGAGCGCATCTGGTCCCGAGTGCGCCGCGTGTCGGATCGGGACAACAATCACACACCCATCAGCTCCACCACGCGCGCCAGCACGCCCCACAACGGCGAATTGGGGCTGCGGCCATATTCGAGGTCTTCAAGGGTGCGTTGGTTTACACCAAGCAGTTCCGCGGCCTCTCGTCGTGAGAGGCCGCGTTCTTCGCGCCAGGCCCGGAGAATTTCGGGGTTCATTGGGCCTCGCCAGCGTGAACCGTGGGGCGTTCACACCTCTCATTGCCCCAATGCAGCACATCCTCATCGGCGTCACCGACCAGCTCCCAAGCGCGCCGCAGCACGGCGCCCTTTTCCTCAGTTGTCGGTTCTCCCCACATGCGGTCCTCATCGCCCCCGTCTACGGTCTCGAAAATAGCCAGTGCAATCTCAATGCTCGTTTCGCGCTTGCTGGCAAATTCACGAATGTTCATTGGTGCGTAGGTCATCTGCATTACTCCATTCCGTCCGGGGCCATTCCCCGTCCTGATGACACCGTTATACGGGTTTCCCGTAACATCGTCAACAGGAAAATACGGGAAATCCGTAGAATTTTTGAAGGTGCAATCGGTCTAGGTTTGACAATCGGCCCGTAAGCCATTGATTCCCATCGGCCAAATCGCGCCGGTTTGACACGCCAACCCGTTGAAAACACACGCCCACCCCAAACCTTCCGGGTGCGCCACGCGGCTTAAAAAACCGCAGAAAACCGCCTTTTTTCGTCAGGTTTGACAATTTGCCGGATGCGGTTTGACAAACCTGTTCATGATTTCCCCCGCGCCCGCATCGCTGTGACCTTCGCCAACCCGGCCTTGGCCAGCCTCGCGCGATCTGCGGCCTCGGTGTAGGTCCGGATTTCCTGGCTGCTGCGGTGCCCGCTGACGCTCATGATCTCGTGCTCGGTGGCGCCCGATTCCGCCATCTGCCGCAGCGTGGCCTTGCGCATGCCATGCGGGGCGAGGCCGGGCGGCAACCCTGCCTCCGCGCACCATGCCACGAACAAGTTGTAGAACCCGCCCGCGCTGTGCGGCTTGCCCTGTTTGTTGGCCAGGAACGTGAGCTGACCGGCCGGGGCCGCTGCAATCTCGCGCTCCAGCTCGGGATGCAGCGGGATCGACACGGCGGCGCCGGTTTTGACCTGGCGGAACGTCAGCACGCCGCCGGACAGGTGCTGGCGGCCGAGCCGCACGATGTCGGATCGACGCTGGCCGGTGTGCAGAAGCAAAGCAAACGCCAGACGGGCCTTGGTGCCGGATCTGTGGTGCGCCTCGTATTGCTCAATCTCGGCATCGGTCCACGGTCGATAGCCGCGCACCTCGTAACGTGCTTTGGTGATGCCCGCCGTGGGGTCGTCGGCCCTGATCCCCATCGCGATCGCTTGCCGCATCAGCGCCCGCAGGCAGCGCAGCAGGTGGTTGCGCGCTGCAGGGTGATCTGCCCGCTTGTCCAGGATGTGATGCACCGCCACGGCATTCAGCAGCTTCACCGGCTTGCCGCCGTGCTCGGCGCGCAGGCGTTCGATGATGCGCCGGTAGTTGGCTTGGCTGGTTGCGCGGAGCGATCGGAATGCGTGGCTGCCGTAGTAGGCCATGGCGACATGATCGAGCGAGCCCTCAACCGGCCCGCGTGGCGCGGGCTTTGCCTCGGTCATGCCGGCCTGATAGGCGGCGAGAAACTCGGGTGATCCTGGCTCGCCGGGCAGCTTGATTGTCGGATGGCCGGGCCTGCGCAGGTAATGCCGCCGCGTGCCGTGGCGGTCGGTGAATGCCTGGACATAAAGCAGGCGAATGCGCATCAGGTCAGCCAGGGATTTTGTTCCTGTTCAGATGCGCTGCGTCCGGCCAACGCGTCAAGCCATCGGTCAAGATCGTCCTTCAACCAAGCCACGGTGCCGGGCGTCGGATGGATGGGTTTGACCGCGGGCGCCACGTGCGCGGTGAATGCGGTTGGGCTGATCCCGACATATGCCGCCGCCAGCGGCAAGCGCAGCGCGCGCGGCCAGTTGGGGAGGTTGGCCGGTGGGGTCATGCGCCACAACCCCAATCGCAAGCCTGGCCTTCCTCGATCATGGTCTCATCCATTGGCAGCATGGGCGTCCGCCGGACCAGATCGGCCAACTGCGCATAGGGCTCGCGGTCCTTGCGGAACGTGCGCCCGTGCCCGACTGCGCCGCGCGGCACCGCCTCCATCTCAGCCCACCACGTCATGCGCTCCGGGTGATCGCGCATCATCCGCATGATGCTGGCGCGGGATTTCAGAAAGCACCCGTCGCAATTGCCCTCCCACGGCCCCGCGAGGCGCAGGTCAAACGGTTGCGCACGCCAGAACGCCAGGACATCCGCTTTGGTGATCCCGGCGGCGTTGAGCGGCAGCAGGATGTTGCGCGCCTCGCGACCGCCTTTTTTCTGCCGCTCGGGGTCCAGAGCCCGTTCGACGCGGCGCGGCTCATCGGCGCGCAGCCCGATCACCTGCCACGGGCGCGCCTTCTTTCCCCAACGGACAATTGACCATCGGTGAATTGTTCGGATTTTCATCTGCGCCGTGCACGACCGCTGCACCGGGTTTGGCAACGCAGGCTGCGTTGCCATCAGCGCCTCAAACGGCTCCCCAGCCCGGCTGGCGCTGTTGTGGCTGACCACCTGAAACCCATCCGGCCGCCGGGCCGTGAATTCCAGCCACGTCACATGCACGCCCCAGGCGGTGGCGCATTCGTTGACGAAATCCAGCGTGGCAGGCATCTCGCGGCCGGTGTTGGCAAAACAGACCGCCACCTCATCGGGCAGCGCGCCGCCGTGCGCCTGCAGAATGCGCCAGAGCATGTATGCACTGGTCCGCCCGCCGGAGAAGCTGATGATCGCCGGGCCGGTGATGCGGAACGGTTCGGTCATGTCATCCCTCCATCATGCACCCGACGCAAAGCGCGCTCAACGTGGTTTGGATGCCACCCCCAGGCCGGCCGACATAGACAGCGTCATCGGGCATGCGCCAACCCTTGGCACGGGATCGGCGGATGCGGGCGGGGCTACTCATCGGCCGCACCATCGGTCTGCACAATCATCGCGGCGCGCATCCCGGCCTCAAACCCGGCCTGCCAAGTGAATTCGGCGAACGCCGGAATGTTGTGCATCTGCCCCCACCGTTTCAGGTCTTCCGGACATTCCTGTGCTGCCAGAAGGCGCAAGGCTACCAGTCCGGCGCGCTCTTTCGCTTGGCGTAGTTGCCGGACGGCGATGCTCTCGGCTTCTCGCTGTTGGAACGCATCATCCAGCATTTGGCTGACGGTCTTGCTTGAGGTGTCAGGCATTGGTGCCCTCCTTTTCCGCCGCTTTGACCGCGCGCTGCCAGGTGCCGGTGCCGTGCCTCACCCGCTCCCAATACACGGCGTTAGGGTCTGTTTGTCGGTCAACGATGTGGTTGCCGTCACTCGCCAGATACACGGTGTAATCGTCGCCACGGAGGCGGATGGTGCGGGTGGTCATGCGCGCCATGCTTTCCACATTTCGAGACCCGCTGCGGTAGGGTGGACTTCCCACCCGCGACGAGGGAAAAAGATCAATTCTTTGTCAATCAATCGACGAATAGGCGCGGTAGGTTCAAGCGTGCAGTCATAGAACATTGGGAACGTTTGGCACACAGCGTCAAGAATACGCCTGTCGTTGTTGCCCATTGAACGGTATTTTTGGCGCAGTTCTTCGGTTGTTGGTGTGGTAGTCATGCCCCGCCCTCCGCATCCGGCGCAGCAGGCGGCGCGGGAAGGGGCAATTCCAAAAAAGCTTTGGCCGATGCGTGCAGCCCCCATTTGTTCAGTTGTTCATGAGCGGCCTCCAGCATCGCCTCTGCAGCCGCACGCGCCATCGCCTGGGCTTCGGGAAGCGTGATTAGGGGGGTGGGGTTATTGTTGGTCATGGTGCATACTCCGGGACAAGAGAAAGGGCCGCGCGCTTGCCGGCGTCGGTCAGCACGAAATAGGTCATGCCCTTGCCATACTCCTCGCTGTGAGATGGCAGCGCTTTCATCAGGCCAAGGGCGGTCAACGCCACCAAGGGCGGATTGTCGCGGCGCGTGTAGAAATAGTCTCGATACCCAGCGCGCGTCGGGTCGCTGCCGTTGGCGCCGAACGCATGCAGGAGGCAATGCCGCTCTTGTTTGGAAAGCGCTAAAGTGGCCTCGTCTGGAACCGGCAGATGCACATCGGCATAAGGCGCACGACGTGCCACCACATTGACAATGCGAAGTTGCCCATCGTCAAGGCGACGCCATGCCATCGAACGCGCCCGCCCGGCGGTGGCAGCGAAAAATATTTCCGCCCCGTCATAGCTCTTTACCGTGACGGACCAGGCTTTTCGCAGACGAGTGGGTGCGAGCTTATCACTCATCGTTCGTCTCCGCGTTCGTTATCAGGACGAGGATGTCGTCTCGTAGACGTTCAGAAATTTGCGCGCCCCGCAACCATTCGCCATTCTTCAAACACGCAAGCCGCGCGCTTTCCGCCATAGACGCCGCCTCCCGCAGCGCTTTCTTGCGCGCCTCACGCGCGATCTGCGGGCGCATGGCTGCGAGGTAAGCGAGGCACATGGCGTCGCTGCGTGCGTCGTTGCGCTCCCAAAACGCGCCTTTGGTTTCGTGGAGCGCTCTAAGTCCGGTTTTGATCGCGATCTCCATCGCTTCGTCGTGGCCGGGCGGGTGTGGGGCGTCGGTCATCGCCCGCCCTCCTTCGCATCGGCTTCCAGCGCAATGAGCGCACGGGACACGCGATGATGTGCTTCGGCCCATTCCGGTGAATGCACGATGCACTCGCGTTGCTGCCTGACCGCCGCCACCAATTCCGCAATCGGATCGCTCGGCTGCGGCGGGGTGACGGAGGCGATGTAGGCGTCGTGCGCTTTGAGAAGGTAGCAAGCCCCTACGTTAGGGTCTTCCTCGCGCCACACCGTCACAGCATCTAACACCGCCTGCGCCTCGGGCGTCAGGAGCGGCGGAAGGGGGTGGATGTGCTTGGCGGGAAGTAATTGACCAGGCGGGTCCGTTCCGTCCCATTTCACTCCGACAAATACGCCGCCATCTGACGTGTCGCGCACGGTGCCAGTCCTCATTACTCGGTCGCCGGGCTTCCACATCACTTCACCCATCTCACCCTCCATCATTCCTGCGCTACCCGCCCCGCGCCCGCCGGACGAACCAGCAGCCAGCGCGGAGCGGCCTGACGACCCCGATCCGGCCCCCGTTGGCCAATCGTCAGGGTCTCGGTGTGTGGTCAAAACGGAATTTCGTCCGCGTCAGGTTCCGGCGCGCTGGGAAGCGATGCCGTCCTGCGCGCGCCGTGATGCGACGTTTCCGCGACTTTCTCCCGCCCCGCCTCATCCTGCCGCCCGCCAACAAGCGCCAACTCGCCGCGAAACTGCCGCAGAACGATCTCGGTGATTTCGCGTTCGGCCCCGTCCTTGTCGGTGTATTTCCGCGTTTCGAGCGCGCCTTCGAGGTAGACTTCGAAGCCTTTGCGCAGGTAGCGCTTGGCCACGTTGCCCAGCCCGTCGTTCCAGATCACGACGCGGTGCCATTGCGTGCGCTCTTTGCGCTCGCCGGTGGCTTTGTCGTTCCATGTCTCGGATGTGGCGAGGCTAAACGACACGACCTTGCTGTTGCCGACCGTGCGGGATTCCGGGTCACGACCCACGCGGCCTAGCACAATGACTTTGTTCACGCCGGGCATTATGCGGCCTCCTCAGTGTCAATTTCGTCAGGGTGCGGGCGCTGCTTGCGCGCCGTGGCGATCAGGCTGTTGAGCTTTTCGAGCAACCCATTTGTGAACGTGGTTTGCGCCTTGCGCACATCCTCGTGCGCCAGCACGCTTTCCACATCCTGCCAATTGCGGCACCCGATCAGATCTTCTTCCAACTCAACGAGGAACTGTTTGGCGGTGCGTTTCGGCGGCTCGGCAGGCTCGGGCTGGATGGTGATGGTCGGGCCTGCAAAATCAGGTTGCGCCGTCGTCTCAATTTCCTCCGGCGCGTAGACGCCCAGCATCACCTCGGGGGCGTAACGCCGTGCCCAAACGCGCGCGCCGTGGTAGGCAAGCTGCTGGTCTGGCTGCTTGGTCCAAAGCTGGTTGCTGGTCTTGGCGTCACGCAGTCGCACCGTGACCACGCTTGGCGTTGTGTCGCCGTGCAACACGCCGCTGACTGTAATCGTGCGCGCCTCACCTTCGCCGCTGTAGTTATAACGCAGCCGACCGTCGAGGATGCCGGATGACTGCACCGCAGCCGCCACCAGCTTGCCTTCGAACATCAGTTTGCCTTGGATCACGCTCGTGGCTTGCGCCACTGCAAATGGCGACATCCCCCAACGCATGGCTTGCTCGATGACCATTAGGCAATCGCCCGGCTGGTTGTGAAAGTGCTGCGGCACAAGCCGCCCCTTGGCCATCATGTCGGCCAGGCGCACGGCCTGATCCATGCTGGTCGGCATCAGCCCGGTGCTGGCCGGGCTTGAAATCGTCACGCTCATCTCAATTGCTCCTGATCATGATGCCGGGCAGACCCGGCGTTAGGACAGCACCGGGGACGGGCTCGCCCGCCTTGAGTGCAGTGCGGATCGCAGCCTTGTCCGGCGTGCGCACGATCTTGACGAACCCCTGCGGAAGCTCGGCCTCGTCAACGATTTCGACATTTTCCTGCGGCGCCCGCAGCGACACGGTAGCCTCGGGCCATTCGCGTTTGCGCCATTGCATCGCGTCCATCGCGGCCATCAGCACGCCGCGATACCGTTTGCCGCGCGCCTCAAACCGCCGCGCCCGCTCGGTGGCGTTCGTGGCAATTTGCCGCGCCGCTTCGGCGAGACTTTCGGCTTCTTGCGCCCGCGCCACGATGCGCCGAATCTGTGCCTCGGCGGCTTCCACCGTGTCGGCAAACTCGGTTTCGATGTCGATCACGGCCTCTGGGTCTTCGGCGTGCATCGCGGCAATGCCGCCGCGCAACGCAGACAGGGCTTGCGCCAACTTCCATTCGCTCATTGCGGCCCGCCCCAGCGCGGGCATTCCGCACTCTGCCAGCCGGTGCCATCCCACACCGCGCACGGGCCATGGTCTGCAAACCGCTCGACGGTGACGACCTGGCGCGGCGCTGGCGCATCGGGCACGCCGATGATCAGCACCGTGACAATGCTGCCGACGATGGCCGCGCTGGTGAGGTAGACGGCGGCAATCAGCATGCCGCGCAGGTGTGTGGTGATTTCCTTCACAGCACACCCCCACGGCCAAAATCCGCCACCAGCGCCTCGGTCATCGCAGCGCAGTCACGGCACACTGCGCGCCAAGCGCGACGCCACCACGGCGTTCGCAGCCGGGCGACTTCGGCGTGAAGCAGCATGAGGTGATTGCGCAGGTTGGTGATCTCCATGTCGTTGGCGCGGATTTCGGCCACGACGGCATCAAACAACTCCGCCCCCTGCTCAATGACCTGCGCGCGAGTGTATTGCGGGGCCGGGTTAATGCCGTGAGCCACGCGGCGGAGGGTGTCGGCTGCGGTTAGGCAGCGCGTGGGAAGGGTGTTCTGCATCACATCCCCTCCAACGCATCAGCCGTCTCGCGCAGGAACCGCGCGACGTTGGCCCGGTCAGCGCTCGTCCGCACCGGCAGCCACATCATCTCGTAATCCGGCGCGCTGTCGTCTTCGCGGTCATCCGTCGTGTGGCACAGCCGCAGCTCGCCGGCGTCGAGGTCAAACTCAGCGCTCAGCGATGCGTGAAAGTCGCGCGTGTCGGTCAGCGTGGTTTCGCTCAACGGGCGCGGGTCGCAGGCGCGGACCAGCAGCGCGGGTGGGAGATGGTGGAGATGGGCGCTCATTGGCTGATCTCCCTCGCAAAATCCATCGCGATGGCGCGGCAATGCACCGGCTGAAACTCGCCGACATAATACCAGCCCTGGGCGATGAACTGCTGCAACCGGTCAACCGGCTCGCGCGTCGTCATCACCACGTCATCCACGACGTGTTGCAACTGGTCTTCGGCACCGCAGCCCAACGCCAGCACATCCTCGGGCACGTATTCGCGCACCGCACCAGCGCCAGACACCCACACACGGCGAACATCGGGCTTGCCAAAGTATTCGCTGATTGGGATGAACCGCAGGCCAAGGAAATCGTTGGTCATGCCCTTGCGGAAAACTTGATTGGCTGAACGCGCCCCAGAGAAAATCGCCCGGAAATCGTTGTCCGAAAACAAGTGGCGCGCGCTGACGGGATCGAGATAGCAGTTGTAGAGACCATCGATTTCAGAAACGCCGTTGGAACGCAGAAAAAACACTGCATTCAGCAGATTGGCTATCGTCAGCGCACCATCGTGCGTCTCGACGGCTGATGCTTTGTCCAGCGCATTGCGGGCCAGTTCGTCTAGGCTGCGGGCGGCCTGCTCGCCGTTGATGGCGGCGTTGAGCAGGAATTGGCTGGCGATGCCGACGCGGCTGGTGACCAAGTTGAGGTTGGTGGTGCAAGCGTAATGCGTCATGCACACCGGCACGCCGTCCACGTCCTGCGTTTCGCCCAGCTTGCCAGCAACGCGCACGCGCTCGGCAACCATGCGAAAATTGGGACGGCTTTGCAGCGCGGCTTCAAACTCGCGCTCCAAAAAACCGTGACTGATGATGGGTTGCAGCGCGGGAGGAAAGTTGCGGAGGGCGCTCATCACACCACCCCCGCCAGAATGACGCCGTTCGGCTCGCTCTTGGCGACGAATTTGGCCGACCCGCCGTCAGCGGCGGAAATCAGCACCATGTCGCCAACGGCGAGAAGGTCTGCGGCGTGATTGAAAAAACCGGGCGCGCTGGCCTCGGTCAGCGACATGCCGGGCGCCTTGTAATGCCAGAGCGTGAAACCCTGCGCATATGCGAGCACGGACAGGTTGCGAACGGTGAACGTGGCTGGCGAAAAAACCTCGCGAGCGACGTGGTGGGCGGCGGCGGTTGACATCGGGGTTGCTCCATCGTCGGGGTGATGACGAAGGCAACTTTAGTGCGACGAAAGAGCGCCGTCCAGATAAAAGTTTAGTCTGAGGAAATTTTCTCAGCGGGCATGTCGGCCAGCATGCGCCCAATCCGCAGCCATTCGCCCAATCTGTCGGCAGGCATCCGCTCAATAACCTCGCGCGTCATGAGATATGGCCTCAACGCGTCTGCATCCGCCGGGTCAGTCAGCAACAGCTCTTCAGGCACGCCTACCAGGGCGGCAATCGCCGAGAATGTAGCCGTGGTCATCGGAATGGTGCCTCGAAGATATTTCGATAACAAACCCTCCGATACGTTCAGATCGCCCGCAAGGTGCGATTGAGTAATTTTTTTGTGTTTCATCCACGCCTTGACATGGCGAACCATGCGCAGGTTGCGAGAAATTTCATCGGGAGAAAGTGTCTTATCTGCCATGGCGCAAAGTGGCATCATCCCGATTTCGTTTTGAGTCAGTGGCACTAAAGAATTTGGTTGAAGGTTTGGTTTCGTCACACTAAAGTGCGACGTATGAGCCTCAAGCAAACCATCCGCACCCTTGGCATCAAACAGCGCGATTTGGCGCGTGTGGTCGATGTCACCGAGGGAACCGTCAGCCAGTGGTGCAGCGAAATGCGCCGCGTGCCTCCACACCATGCGCGCAAGCTGCATGACGCGTTGGGCATCCCGCTGCACGTGATGAACCCCGAGGTTTGGCCCGTCGAGCAATCCGCATGACCCATCTCGATGAAATCCTGTGCCTGCACGGCCCGCGTTGCGTCTGCAACTCGGTCGAGGCGCGCATCATGACAACGATTGCCGCCGGGCGTCCGGTGGCCAAACCCGCCCGCGAGGGCATCCGGCGTTTCTCCCTCAAACTGGCCGCAGCGCTTCACCGCGTTGCGGCCCTTTTTGGAGGCGCGCGATGACCATCCTCGCAGCACTGCTGCCGTCCGCCCTGCACCTCATCCTCGCCGCGTTTGGCTTGGCCGTTTTGTGGCTGCTGATCCTCATCGTGGTGCTCGCCAATGAGCGGCGCCAGTAGCCCCTCCACCACCACGCAAAACGGGCGCATCCCCCGATGCAGCCCGCGTTTCCTGCTGACGTATGCCCGCGCCCCCGCGTGGTTTGATGCTGTCCTGTCCCGGTGTCCGTCTGTCGCCGTCCTCACCTCCGTTGATCCTCTGTTGCGCTCTGCTGATCAGCAACGTGCAGCAGGAGATGAACGAGATGTCGTTTTTTACGCCCGAGATTTTGGAGGCGCGCCGCATGGGTAGCGTCGCCAACCCCGCCGCCGACATGCGCGACATGATCGGCCACGCCGTCAACGCCCGGCGGCAGATGGGCCAGTCCGAGGCAGTGCATCAGGTCGCGCGCGAGCTGCGGATCAAACCGCGCCGCGTGCTGGCGATCCTGCGCGGCGAGATTGGCCGCGTCTGGGCCGACGAATTTGCCGCCGCCCAGCATTGGTATGCCCGCGAGTGCGAGCGCCAGGCCGAGCAAAACCGCCAACAGGCCGAGCTTCTTGCAGCTCGCGCCGCCGCTTTACGGGAGTCTCTATGCGTATCGTCCGGCTGAAAACCGCGTGGCTTCTGCGCGCCATCGCGTCCGGTTGTCTGGTGGGTGGGGAGCAGATCTCCGCGTTGGCGCAATGGGTGGAGAGCGGGGCGTGATGCACGTGCTCGACCTATTCAGCGGCATCGGCGGCTTCTCTCTGGGCCTGGAGCGCGCCGGAATGCGCACCGTGGCGTTCTGTGAAATCGACCCGTTCGCCCGCGCTGTCCTCGCGAAACACTGGCCGCAGGTGCCCTGCTATGACGACGTGCAAACGCTCACGCGCGACCGGCTTTGTGCAGATGGAGTTGTTCGCCCTGACATCATCTGCGGCGGATTCCCCTGCCAGGACATTAGCGGAGCCGGGAAAGGCGCGGGGCTTGCCGGGGACCGATCCGGCCTCTGGTCCGAGTTTGCGCGCCTCATCGGGGAAATGCGACCGCGCTACGCCATCATCGAAAACGTCGCACTCCTTCGTTCTCGCGGATTGGATCAGGTGCTCGGGGCGCTTGATGCGCTCGGGTATGATGCGGAGTGGCACTGTATTCCAGCTTCCGCCATCGGCGCTCCTCATCACCGGGATCGGGTGTGGATCGTGGCCTACGCCAACGACACCGGATGCCGAGACGCCAGCGAAGTGCATGCGTGGCGCGGGCAGAATGGCGAAGGGCAACGAGTGGATGCCGCCGCTGGCGGTTGCGGTGTTGCCGATGTGGGGCACGCCGACCGGCCAGGATGCGATTGGCTCGGAGTGGAGCAGCGACGGCAAGGGCGGGAAGCTGTTCAAACTGAACGGGCAAGTGAAGCTCTGGCCCACCCCGGCAGCGCGGGATTACCGGGCTCCGAACAATCCGAATGGCGCGAGCCGCTTATCACGGCCGCCGACATCCGGCGATCAGCTGCCCAACGCGGTTGGGGGCGTTCTGAGCCCGGATTGGGTCGAGCGGTTGATGGGCTACCCGCCCGGCTGGACCGAACTCGACCAGTGGAAGCCTGGGAAGGCAACGCGCCGCGCACGGTAGGACGAGGCTCGCCCAACCGCAGGCCGCGCCTGAAAGCGCTTGGCAATAGCGTGGTGCCGCAGATCGTGGAGTTGATTGGTCACGCCATCATGCGGGCGGAACGGGAGCCGTGCGCATGAGCATCCGCATCAAGACCCGCACCGGCCCAGGTATCTCGCGCTCGCCGTTCTCCCAGCGCCTGACCGTGCGCGTGTCCGATTCCATCACAGCGGCCAGCGCTGCCTGTGTCAGTTGCAGCGCCAGCCGGATTTCGAGGAACTCGTCAGGCTGCACGGCGCGACGCCTTGCGAGCTTTGCGGGACGCTTCGAAGGCGGCAATCGCGACGGCCAGATCACCGCCCGGAACCAGAACGGCGCGCATGTCGAACGTGATTTTGGCGTGCGAATGTTCACTGTCCGACATCACGCAATGCCATGCAGCGTGGTTGCCCAGCACGCCCACAACAGCCGCCAGTTCGGCGTCTGTCGGCGCGTAGTGGCCCAAGGTGGCGAAGGAGCCGTCAGCGGTCAGAACAACGTGGCGAGGGTCAGACATTTTGGTTTCTCCGATGTCGGGGCCAATCCCCGCGCGCATAATAAAGGGCCATTGGCCCTCTGTAGTCAAGGGGAATTTGCATGACCCTCCCCCTCTGCACCGTCTGCGAATCCCCCGACGTGGTGGCCGTTGAGCCCGTGCCCGCGCATCCCGTGGCGGTGGAGCTGATCTTCGCCGTGACCGGCCAGCGCGCCACCGCATCGCGCGCCTGGTGCGCCGCGTGCTGGCCGTGGAGACCGGAGCGGGTGGCGGGGCACGCGCAGACATGATTGCACTGCGGCCCTATCAGACCGAGCTGGTCACGAAAATTCGCGCCAAGTTCGCCACGCACCGGCGCGTGCTGGCCGTGGCGCCCACGGGTGCGGGTAAAACCGTGACGTTCGCATACATCACGCAGTCTGCCGCCGCGAAGGGCAACCGGGTTTTCGTGGTGGCGCACCGGGCCGAGATCATCGAGCAGATCAGCGGCGCTTTGGCGGGCATGGGCGTGCGGCATGGGCGGATTCAGCCCGGCCACAGCATGACCGCTGACCCGGTGCAGGTCGGCATGATCCAGACCATCGCGCGGCGGCTGGACCGCATTGCGCCGCCTGATTTGCTTGTGGTGGACGAGGCGCATCACGGCGTCGCGGGCACGTGGCAGACCGTGTGCGAGGCGTGGAGCAGCGCCCGCATCCTTGGCGTGACCGCCACGCCCCAGCGCTTGGACGGCAAGGGCTTGGGCGGCGCGTTCGACGCCATGGTGATCGGCCCGAACATGCACGATCTCATCAACGCCGGGTTTCTCGCGCGATACCGGTATCTTGCGCCGCCGGAACGCATCGACCTGTCCGGCGTGAAAACCCGCATGGGTGACTATTCCATCGACGAGCTGGCCGCAGCGGTCGATAAGTCCATCATCACCGGCGATGCAATTCAGCATTACCAGCAGCATTTGACCGGGCGTCCGGCGGTTGCGTTCTGCGTCACAGTGCAGCACGCCGAGCACGTTGCCGAGCAGTTCCGCGCCGCCGGTATCCGCGCGGCGTCCGTCGATGGTGCGATGGAACGCACGCGCCGCCGCGCCGTCATCGCGGGCATCGGCGACGGCACCTATCAGGTTCTCACATCCTGCGAGCTGATCAGCGAGGGCGTCGATATCCCGGTTGTGGCGGGCGCAATCCTGCTGCGGCCCACGCAGTCGCTCGGCATGTATTTGCAGCAAGTTGGCCGGGCGCTGCGCCTCAAACCGGACGGCGGCGATGCGGTGATCCTGGATCACGTCGGCAACGTGCATCGCCACGGCATGCCGGACGCGCCGCGCGAGTGGAGCCTGGACGCCAAGAAACGCAAGCCGAGCGCTGCGGGCACCACGACATGCGAAGAATGCTACCGCGTTTTCCCCTCGTCGCTCGGCTGGAAAGCCGAGCAGACGTGCCAGAACGGTGCGCCGCCGGGTTGCGTGCTGCATACGCCGGAGAAGCCCGCCGAGCGCGCCGCGATGCCCGAGCAGGTCGAAGGCACGCTCACCGAAATCAGCAACGTCACCGAATGGTCTAACGGCCTTGATCTGGCGCTTGGCCCACTTGGCCCGGTGCTGAAACTCGCCAAGACGCGCGAGCAGGTCGAGGCGATCCGCAAGGCTCGTAAATATCACCCGCGTTGGACGCATCACATCATGGCGCAGCGCGGGCTGGGTGCGCCGGTCCCGTTCGCGCCCACCTCGCCACCCCCGCCGCCTTCGCCCGCCCCGCGCCCGGCCGCGCGCCGCGAGATTGAGGAGGTGCTGTTTTCATGAGCGCCGCACTCCGCACCGCACAACACACGATGCACGTCGCCTTCTGTGATCTTGCCTTTACCGTTACGCGCGACGACACGGGCAGCGTGACCAGCGTCACCGCTGCGGACCTGCCGACCACCTACGCCAAAGCAATGGAAGCCATCAACGCCGGGTTGCACCGCGGTGTGTCGCTGTCTGACCAGTCGCTGCGGTTGCGCGCCATTCAAGACCTCATCGCGGGGCTTCTCAACGTGGAGCGCGGCCTTGTCTGAGACGCAAATCATGCAGGACATTCTTGTTGCCGTGTCCGCGCTGCCGGAAACGCTTGTCTGGCGGCACAACACTGGCGTTGGCGTCACGCGGGCGCGCACTATCCTTCGGGCAGGGTTGCCCGGGTCTGCCGACATCATTGGCGTGTCGCGCGGGCGCGCTGTTGCCATCGAAGTGAAAACCGCCAGCGGGCGTCAGTCTGAGCAGCAGCGCAAATTCCAAGCTGCATGGGAACGGGCGCGTGGCGTCTACGTTCTGGCCCGCAGCGTCGATGACGTACTGGCGGCGCTGCAATGACCCCGCTGCAAAAACATTTCGCACGGCTTGCCGCCGGTTTCGTCGTTGCCATCGAGCGCGGCGTGATGACGCGGGAGGAATGCCAAATCCTGCTGACCTCGGCGGCGTTCCATCCGTCCGGCCGGTTCGTGGCCGGGTTGACGCCGGAGCAGCGCGACGAGTTGGCAACATTCGCCTGCACCGCGCTTGACGATGCGATGTGCCGCCCCGGTCTGGGCGCGCAACACGACATTCGCAGTGCGGTTGCGCTGCTGATGGGGCGCCCCCGCGCCGAGCTGCTGATCGCCGCCTATCGCGCGGCCAATGGACGACTTCGCGCCGAGGATGTCGAGGCCGTCGTTGCCGAGGAAATCGCCGCATATCTCACTCGCCTGCGCGAGTCCGGGAAACTGCGCCATGCCGGATAGTGTCATCATGGACGATTACGACCAGATTGCCGGTTCGGGCGATTTTGACGATTTTTCGCAGTTCGTGTCCCCGCGCGATGATCTGCACGCCGCCCCGCCGCCGGAGGGCGTGATCCCGCTCGGCTATGACCGTGGGATTTTCTATTACCTGTCGCAAGGAAATCGCCAGGTTGTTGCCCTGTCCGCCGCGTCGCACAGCAAGACCGCGCTAATGTCCATCGCCAGCGCGACGCACTACTGGCAGAGGTCACGGTTCAACGGCGAGCGCGGCATCAAGTGGGACGATGCCATCGACTGGCTGATGACCGAATGCCGCGCCGTGGGGATTTTCGACCCCGACCGCCTGCGCGGGCGCGGTGCGTGGGTCGATAACAACCGATCTGTGCTGCACGCTGGCGACCGCCTGATTGTGGGCGGCGTGGCGCTGCCGTTGGAGCTGCACGGCTCGCGCTACGTCTATGAGGCGGCGCGCAGCATCGGCGCTGTGGACGCCGCGCCGCTGTCGAACGCGGACGCTCACCGGCTGGTGAAAATCTGCCAATCGCTGCGATGGGAAATCGGCATCTCCGGCATGCTCATGGCTGGTTTCATCGCCGTGGCACCGATCTGCGGCGGCTTGGCATGGCGCCCGTCATGCTGGATTACCGGTGGATCCGGCTCTGGCAAAACCTGGGTGAACGAAAACATTATCTCGCCCGCGTTGGCTGGCATTGCGTTGCAGGTGCAGTCGAAAACGTCCGAGGCGGGCATTCGCCAATTGCTCGGGTCCGATGCCCGGCCCGTCATCTTCGACGAGTTCGAGAGCGAGGATTCCGCGTCTGCCGCGCGTGTGCAGGGCGTTCTGGACCTCGTGCGCCAAGCCAGCAGCGAAACCGGCGGGGCGATTGTCAAAGGCTCGCAGACGCAATCCGGCGCCAAGACCTACCGCGTGCGCTCGTCGTTTTGGTTCTCGTCCATCAACGTCGGCATTGAGCACCAGGCAGACGATAGCCGCATCACGGTTCTTGCCCTGCGCACCGCGCCCGCCGTGCAGAGCAAGGCCGACGCTGAGCATTTCAACGCGCTCAATGCCGAGGTGCAGCGGACCATCACCCCGGAGTTCGCCGCCGGGTTGCTGGCGCGTTCTGTCAAGCTGCTGCCGGTCATCCGCGCCAATGCCGAGACGTTCGCGGTGGCCGTGGCGCTGCATCTCGGCTCGCGCCGCCTTGGCGACCAGATCGGCACGCTACTTGCCGGCGCCTATTCGCTGCACAGCGACGGGCTGATTACGCCAACGCAGGCCGAGGAGTTCGTGCGCCGCCAGGATTGGGAGTGCGGCGGTTCTTCCGGCGACGTGGAGCGCGACGAGCACAAGATGCTTACGCACCTTACGCAGTCTCGCGTGAAAATCGCGCTCGGCAATTCGGCACCAGTCGAGATCACCCTCGCGCGCCTTGTGGCAGCGTCGTGGGGCGGCGACGAACGCATCTCAGCCGATGCCGCACAGTCCGAGCTGCTGGCCATGGGCATGCGCCCAGACGCGAATCAGGGGCTGTTTGTCAGCAACACGCATCCAGCCATCAAACGGCTGATGATCGGCACGCCATGGGCTGCGAATTGGAACCGGGCGCTGTCGCGGTTGCCGGGGGCTGAGCACTCCGGGAAAGCCATTCGGTTTGGAATGATGCACCAGTCCCGCGCCGTCTACGTCCCGCGCAAAACACTCGAAGGGGATGCCTGAGATGTCCCACAACCGTCCCGTAAACGCCCAAAATTATGAAACGTCCCCGGAATGTCCCACGGAAACCCGCAGAAAACCGCCAACGGGACGTTTGGGACGCGGGACAGCGAAAAATACAGCGCAGCCATACATGCATGCATGCGCACATGAGCATGTGCGTTCACGCGTCCCATCTGTCCCATGTGTCCCATATATATATAACATATTGAAATATATATATAATAATAGGGAAACCACGGGACAAACTACGGGACGTTCGCGGGACGCAACACATTACGCCGTCCCGTCGCGTTTCAGGCCATCACCCCATGACCCGCGCCCACGGCAACCCAAAGATCATCTGGACCGAAGCAATGGACGCCAAACTGCGCGCCCATGCGCATCATTCGCAGCGCGAGCTTGAGCGGATCATGAGCGTGTCGCGTCAATCGGTGGCCAACCGCATGCGAGCGCTGGGCATGACGCAACCGCGCGCCCCCAAACCTGCGCAGCCCGCCAAACCTCAGCGTCCGAAAACGCCATACGACGCTCGCGAGCCGTTGCCTGCCGGGCATCCGGTGTCGTGGGGGCTGATCACGGCAAACACGTCGCTCAATAGCGAAAGCTACCCGCAGGATTTGGCTTCGGCTTACATGCCAATTGCAGACGATTTGCAGCCTGTAGAAGCCGCTCAACGCCAAATCCGCACCGACACACCTGACGAACCCAAACCCCACCACACGGGCCGCAGAACGCCTAAAAACGCAATGTAGGATTTTTGAACCGTATAAAAGCCGAGCCCTTAATACCCCAGTAGGAGCCTGACAAATGAGCAAGCATCCATCCACCGCCCGCGTAGAACATCAGGACATGGGCGCAAATGGCCCGGCAATGAGTGCGCGACCTGCATTGTTTGATTCTTTGGAAGGTCGCGCGCGCGGCACCATTAATACCGTGCGCGTTGAGGTTGTTCGTTATAAGGACGCCACTCTTTACGACCGATTGCACCAACGCGCGCAGATCAACGACCGCCAGCACGAGGCGGCGCACCGGCTGGCAGGCATGTGGACGGCTGCGGGCCTCAATCCTCGCGTGTCGGCCACGCTGCGGCTCATTGGCGAGGATGAAATGCCGTTCGATGAGGTGCTGGCATCGTCGCGCGCTGACCCAGACGCGCCAACGGCCAAAGACCGCTATCGAGCGTTCATGCGCGCCATGCCGCCCGCTTATGCCATCCGGCTGGATGCGATGCTGCTCGACGAGCACCCTGGCGTTCAATGGCTGGCGACGCTGCAATCAGCTTTGGATTTTGTGGCCGACCGCTTGGTCGGAAAAAAATCTGTTGACGACTGACGGTATTTTTGGCATCAGGGTCAGCGGACGCCCTATTTGCGTCTATCGTGACCCGCCCGGCAACGTGGCGGGTTTTTTTCGTTCGCCCGTTGGAGAACGCCGGAGAAGCACAGTGGCAGGCCGTCCCGAATTTGCGCCAACCGATGAGCAGCGCAAACTGGTCAAGTCGATGGTTGCCGTTGGCATCACGCAAGAGAAGATTTGCAAGGTCATCGGCATCGCCAAGGGCACGCTCGAAAAGCATTTCGAGGAGGAGATCGCCACCGCCGCTGCCGCAGCCAACATGGCCGTTGGCCAGTCTTTGTTTGACCAAGCAACTGGCGGCAACGTGAGCGCGGCAATCTGGTGGACCAAAGCCCGCATGGGCTGGAGCGAAAAGAACACGCTCGAACACACCGGCCCTGACGGTGGCCCGATGCAGATCAACGAAATCCGCCGAGTGATTGTTGACCCCAAAGCCGATGGCGACGCTTGACATCCAGACGCCGCGCGTTTTCGCGCCGTTGCTGCAACCGGCCCGCTACAAGGGCGCGCATGGCGGGCGAGGGTCTGGCAAGTCGCACTTTTTTGCCGAATTGCTGATTGAGCGCGCGATTGTGCAGCCCGGCCTACGCTGGTCCTGCATTCGCGAAATTCAGAAATCATTGAAACAATCCGTCAAGCAGCTGCTCGAAGACAAGATTGAGAAATTCGGCGTTGGCGGCAGGTTCGACGTGCTCGAAACCGAAATCCGCACGCCGGGCGGTGGCCTTGTGATTTTCCAGGGCATGCAAAACCACACGGCGGACAGCATCAAATCCTTGGAAGGTTTTGATGGCGCGTGGGTCGAGGAAGCGCATTCACTGTCCGCTCGATCCCTGCGATTGCTGCGCCCGACGCTGCGCAAACCGGGGTCTGAAATCTGGCTGTCGTGGAATCCGGAAAGCCCGGAAGACCCGGTTGACGCATTCTTACGCGGGCCGGACGCGGTGCCGGATTCCATCGTCATTCAAGCCAACTGGCGTGACAATCCATTTTGGAATGACACGCTCGAGGCCGAGCGGCAAATCGACCTGGCGCGCGACCCGGACACGTATGATCACGTGTGGGAAGGCGGCTATCTCACCGTCTCGGATGCCGTCATTTTTCGCAACCGCGTGTCCGTTGAGGCGTTCGACACACCGCCGCACGCGCGGTTCTTCCACGGTGCGGATTGGGGGTTTTCGCAAGACCCAACCGTGTTGATACGGGCGTTCGTCGAAGGCGAAGTGCTTTACGTGGATCGCGAGGTGTTCGGCCACGGCGTCGAGCTGGACGAAACGCCGATGCTGTTCGACCAAATTGAGACGGCGCGCAAGTGGCCCATTAAAGCCGACAGTGCGCGGCCTGAAACAATCAGCCACATGAAGCGGCGCGGATTCAACATTTCGCCCGCCGACAAATGGGCGGGCAGCGTCGAGGACGGCATTGCGCACCTTAAGGGGTTTAAGCGCATCGTCGTGCACGAACGGTGCCCAAACATCGCCAAAGAGTTCCGCCTCTACAGCTACAAGTTGGATCGCCAGACCGGCGACGTGCTGCCGATCATCGTTGACAAACACAACCACGGCATCGACGCGCTGCGATATGCGCTTGATGGCTACATCAAAGGCAAGGGGCCGATGCGTATTTCACCGGAAGCCCTGATTGCCGCAAAGCGCCGCTGATGTGGTTAAACCGTCGTCACGAGCTTGCCGCGCGGGTTGAGCCGGTTCTGCCGGTGCCGCGTCGCGCACCGATGCGCATCCGGCCCGCCGCGCTGGCCGCTGCATCTGCCGTGCCGCAGTTCAAAAGTCGCGCTGAGATTTTCAAGCCCGCGCAACCGGCGCCAGGCGTGCTGCCGACCGGTGCAAGCATCGCCATGGATGATGCGTTGAGCAATGCCGTGACGTGGGCAGCGCAAGGCGATTACAGCACAGGCGTGGGTTTTCTTGGGTTTTCGTTTCTGTCCGAATTGGCGCAGCGCCCGGAATATCGACGCATCACGGAAATTATCGCGAAGGAAATGACTCGCAAATGGGTCAAGCTCAAATCCGCAAGCAATGACGACAAGACCGACCGCATCAAGGCATTGACCGATGCAATGGACCGGTTCCGGTTGCAAGATGTTTTCCGCCGCGCCGCTGAGCATGATGGGTTCTTTGGGCGCGGGCACGTTTACATCGACACGGGCGCCACGCCGGACACGCTGAAAACGCCGCTGTTTCTTGATCCCAAAGTGATTGGCAAGGGCGCGCTTAAAGGGTTTCGCAACGTCGAGGCGGTGTGGGTCTATCCCAACCTCTACGATTCACGGCATCCGTTGTCCGAAGACTATTACCGCCCGGTTTCGTGGTGGGTGATGGGCCAGGAAATCCACACATCGCGCCTGCTGCGGTTTGTGGGGCGCGAAGTGCCGGATCTACTGAAATCGGCGTATTCGTTTGGTGGCCTGTCGCTGTCGCAAATGGCGATGCCCTACGTCGAAAACTGGATACGCACGCGGCAAAGCGTTTCGGACTTGCTGCACAGCTTCACGGTTTGGAAACTGGCCACCAACATGGACGCGGTGCTGCAAGGCAGTGACGGCGGCATGTCGCTGACCGACCGCGCCGCATTGTTCAACGATCTGCGCGACAATCGCGGGCTGATGCTGACCGACAAGGACAGCGAAGAGCTTTCAAATATTTCCGCGCCGCTGTCGTCACTCGACCATTTGCAAGCGCAAGCGCAAGAGCAAATGGCCAGCGTGTCCGGCATTCCGCTGGTCAAACTGCTTGGCATCACGCCAACCGGGCTCAATGCGTCGTCCGATGGCGAAATCCGGGCGTTTTACGATTGGGTTGCGGCGCAGCAAGAGCATTTGTTCCGCGCGCACCTTAAGACGTGTTTGGAAGCCATCCAGCTTTCCGAGTTCGGCGAGATCGACCCCGAAATCACGTTCGAGTTCGAGCCGCTTTGGCAGTTGGACGAAGCCGCGCAAGTTGCCGTCGAAAAGACCCGCGCTGACACCCACGCGGTCTATCTGGATGGCGGCGTTGTGGGGCCTGACGAGGTGCGCAAGGCCCTCGCCATGGATGAGGCATCACCCTATCAGGGTCTTGACTTGGATAGCCCTGCGCCCGGCGTGCAGGGTATGGAAGACGTGCCCGATATTGATGCGGGCAGCTAGCCGCGCGCCAGTTTGTCGCACAACGCGGCAAGCGCGGTAAACCGGCCTGACATAATGCGCAGCGTGCGGGCGTCGAGATCGGCCAGTGTCGTTTCATACGACACAAGCCGGGGCGGTTCGTCGGACACCTCTGCCAGCAACGGCCAGCCAGCTCGGATGCCGTTGGCGTCAAGCGATAGGCGGACGGTGAGGGCGGAATACGCCAACCCGTAGAAGTATGCCTCGTTCAACGAAACGCGCGCCGGGCCGTCGATGATGGCGCGGTATTCGGCGGGCACTGCGTCAAACGCCATCGGCAACGGCGGCCATGACGGCGGCGGCAACGATGCCACGATATCGCGGGCGATTTGCCACGCTTCCTCGGAGCGCTCGTCCGCCTCGTCGTCGTCAATGAATGGGGATGACATAGCGCGATGGTAATGCTGTGCAGCCCGACCGGCAAGCAGAAGACCATTGCCGCGACGCATCCCAACGCTGGGGTTGAAGCGGATTATCGGCGCCGGTTGCAGGCGCTGATTGATGAGATGAACACGTCTCTGCTGCATTGGATCAAGGCAGCATATCGCGCGTCACCGCCCGAAATGGCCGAAGATCGCACGGCAGCGGACGAAATCAACGCGGCGTTGAGCAAGCTGGCCAAACGGTGGCAGGGGCGCTTTGACGAGCTGGCGCCGCGCCTGGCGCGGTTGTTCGCGGGTGCCGCGACTGACCGAGCGGACAAAGCGTTTGCATCGGCGCTGCGGCGCGGCGGGTTCACGGTGAAGTTCAAGCCGACGCCTGCCGTCAAGGACGCCTACGCGGCATCGGTGAATGAGAATGTTGCACTGATCAAGTCGATTGCCTCGGAACATTTGACCGATGTGCAGGGCATGGTGATGCGGTCTGTGGCGCAAGGGCGCGGTCTTGAAACGCTGGCCAAGGATCTGCGCGAACGGTTCGACGTGCCGCGCAAGCGGGCGGCGTTCATCGCGCGCGATCAAAACAACAAAGCCACTGCGGTGATCACGGCGGCGCGGCAACGCGAGATCGGCGTGACGCAAGCGCGGTGGGTGCATTCGACCGGTGGCCGTCATCCGCGCCCGTCGCACGTCAAAGCGGGCAAGGATGGCCTGATCTACGACGTGACCAAAGGCGCGTTGATTGACGGCGAATACATCTTCCCCGGCCAATTGCCGAATTGCCGTTGCTTAAGCCGATCCATTATTCCAGGATTTGAGTGATGATTGGTTTCATACTGTGTCGTTTGGGTTTGCATGCTTGGCGCGTTTTATACGGAGAACGCCATCAACACGTTGAATGTAAAAGATGTGCATGCCGCGTGATTAAATTTAACATTAAACCAAACGCGGGATACCAACCAATTCTGCCAAATTGGGAAAAGTAAAATAATACACTTCAAGATGACAATAAAGGGCTTGTTATGACAGGAGTTGCGCAAAACAAAACCCTGACAATCGCGCTGGATGCCAGCACGCGCCGTTACGACGCGGACGGGCGGTTGCACGTGTCAATCTCAAACATCAGCAAGGCAAACGTTTGCGGCTACTACGGCCGGGAAATCCCCGGCGCGACTGCGTTGGGGTTGCTGCCCGACCAAATGTATCAGCTTTACCGCGACGCGGGCGAGCTGGCGCAGGCGGCGGCGACGTTCAACAACCTGCCGCTGTTGCAAACACACAAGCCGGTCAATGCAATCGACCCTGCCAAAGAATTGGTGGTCGGCAGCACCGGCACAAATGCCGAGTTTGCTGCGCCTTATCTGCGCAACTCGTTGGTGATCTGGGATGCCGATGCCATCCGAGGCATCGAGAGCGGCAACCAGAAAGAATTGAGCTGCGGCTATCGCTACGTGCCCGTGATGGAGCCGGGCGAAGCCGACGGCATGAAATACGACGGTCGTATGACGCAGATCGTCGGCAATCACGTTGCGTTGGTCGAGGTTGGCCGCGCCGGACCTGATGTTGTCATCGGGGATTCACAACCATCGAAGGATAATCAAATGGCGACCAAACACCAGTCGCGTGCCGTCCGGGCCGCGAAGATGGCCCTGGATGCTGTGGCTGGCGGCAAGATCGCCCCCACCGCCAGCATCGAAGACATCAAGAAGCTCCTCGCTGCTGACGAATACGAGGACATGGAAAGCATGTCCGAAGACGACGAGGAAGACGACGCCGACGAAAAGGCCAAAAAGGAAGCGACCGCCAAGCGCGCCGCTGACAAAAAGGGCATGGACAAGAAGGGCATGGACAAGGACGGCGACGAGCTGAAGGGCTTGCCCAAAGCGTTGGACAAGGATCAGGACGACGAGGACGAGGACAAGATCGAAAAAGCAATGGACGCCGCGATTGCCTCGGTTCGCGCCGAAACCCGCGCTCTGCGCCTCGCTGAGCGCGCTGTGCGCCCGTATGTGGGCGATTTGGCCCTGGACAGCGCGGAAAGCGCCGATGACGTCTACCGCGCCGCTTTGAAGCTGCACGGCATCGCCACGGATGGCGTTCACCCTTCGGCGTTCCCGGCCATGCTGAAGCTGGTCCCGCTGCCGGGCGCTGGCAAGGCGTCCACCGTCGCCATGGACGGCGCCGCCACGGCCTCCGTCTCCAAGAAATTCCCCAGCCTGTCCCGCATCGGTCGGGCATAAGGAGCACACGATATGTCGTTTCAGGCACTCGTCAACCAGCAGCCTGCGCCCGCAGTCGCTGGTGATTTCGCCACCACCAACCCGCGCGCTTCGGTTGTCGCCGGGCCGAACGCCCTCGTCGCTGGCCCGAACGGGTGCGCCGTTGGCCGGTTCGGCTGGTATGATCTGGCGACGCTTTCGCTCGTCAGCAACACCGGCTCGGGTGCGCCCAACGGGTTCATCCACAACAGCCACAACGCCCTGATCACCGCGTATCTGGGCGAAACCTCCCTCGTCATCCCGTCCGGCTTCATGGTCGAGATGTATAGCGAGGGCGAGTTCTGGGTGGTCAATTCCTCGTCCACCGAAGCAACGCCGGGCATGAAGGCGTATGCCAACAATGCCACGGGCGTTGCCTACTTCGCTGCCACCGGCAACCCGCCCACCAACGGCACCGGCACTGCGTCCAGCATCGCTGCGGCCACCGCCGTTAGCGTCACGGGTTCGATTGCCGTTGTCACCAGCCAGCTCGGCGTGTCGTCCGGCGTTCTGACCGTCACCGCCGTTTCCACCGGCACGCTGGTTCCTGGCGCCGTGCTTGGCGGCACGGGCGTGCAGTCCGGCAACACGGTTGTGGCGCAGCTCACCGGCACCACGGGCGGCGTGGGCACGTATTCGGTCAGCATCCCGCAGACGCTCGCCAGCGGCACCATCACGGCGTCGTTTGGCATCCTGACCGTGGGTGGCACCGTCACCGGCACGTTCGCCGTGGGTGACAGCATCCCGACGTCCGGCGTCACCGCAGGCACCTACATCACCGGCCTTGGCACGGGCACGGGTGGCGCGGGCACCTACTACGTCAACATCTCTCAGACCGTATCGAGCCAGTCGATCTCTGCCGCTTCGGCGACGGAGACGGGCTGGTATTGCCGGTCCTTCGGTGCCAGCGGCGAGCTGGTCAAAATCTCTTCTCGGTCGATGGGGTAATCACCAATGCGCAACGCTGAACTGGCTGAAATTGAGGCCCGTGCGGGCATTGTGTTCCCGCAGGCCGTGGACTGGATGCCGCGCGAGCGGCTGGACAATGGCGATTGGGGCGCGATTGACGTGCGCCAGGCGTTCGACGCGCAGCCGTCGCTGATCACCAACAGCAACGCGGGCATCCCGGCGTTTCTGACCACCTACCTTGACCCGAAGCTGGTCACGGTGCTGTTGACGCCCAACAAGGCGGCGGAGATCTACGGCGAAACCCGCAAGGGCACGTGGACCGATGAAACGGCCATCTTCCCGATGGTCGAAAGCACAGGCGAAGTGTCGAGCTACGGCGACTTCACCGAGAATGGCCGCGCTGGTGCGAACTATCAGTTCGAAAACCGCCAGAGCTATCTCTATCAGGTGTTCACCGAATGGGGTGAACGCGAGATGGAGCGCGCGGGCCGCGCCAACATCGATTGGGCCGCTCGCCTCAACATCGCCTCGGCCATCGCGCTGAACAAGGCGCAGAACTACTACTACTTCTACGGCGTCAGCGGCCTGATGAACTATGGCGCGCTGAATGACCCGTCGCTGAACCCGGCCATCACTCCGGCCAGCAAGGCTGCGGGCGGCACGGGCTGGGTGAACGCCACTCCGTCGGAAATTCTGGCGGACGTGCAGGCTGCGTTCAAGCAGCTGCAAATCCAGACCGGTTCCAATCTGGAACTGACGGACAAGCTGACGCTGGCGCTGCATTCGGTGAGCGAGGTCTACCTCGCCAACTCGAACAGCTACGGCCTGACCGCTGCTGAGATGATCAAGAAGGTGTTCCCGAACATCCGCATCATCCAGGCGCCGCAGTTCGTGTCCGGCACCACCTATTCGTTCCAGCTTTTCGTTGAAGAAATCGAAGGTCAGCGCACCGTCGAGACCGCCTTCAACGAAAAGATGCGTGCGCATCCGGTGATCCAAGCCGCGTCCTCGTGGAAGCAGAAGAAAACCCAGGGCGCTTGGGGGGCCATCTGGTATGTGCCTGCCGCCGTCGTCACCATGTCGGGGATTTGATCCATGGCGTTGGATACGGTCACAGTCGCGTGCAAGCTGCCCGCTGGCGTGGTTCTCAATCTCGACCGCTACGAGCTTGAAGGCCCGAACAAGGCGGTTCGCCGCGTCGAAGGCAAAGACACGGTGACGCTCAAAGGCTGGTCGCGCCGTGCGGATCAGCCGATCCACACCATCGGCGGCTACGGCATGACGGAGGTGGATGCTTCGTTCTGGACGAAGTGGCGCACCCTGAATGCCGACAGCCCGCTTGTGCGTGACAATCTGCTGTTCGCGCTGCCCAAGGCCGAGGACGCTGCGGCCAAAGCACGCGAGCAGGCCGAGGTTCCGGCCATGTTCGCGCCGGGCAAGCTCAACGTCGAGGGCGTGAAGACTGCTGACAAGGAATAGTTGAATGGCCGTCGTCACGTTCAATTACCCGGCGTGGGTGACGCGTTATCCTGAGTTCAAGGATACAGTGCCCGCTCCGCTGGCGACGGCCTATTTCAGCGAAGCCTGCCTCTACTGCGACAATAGCGGCGCCGGGCCGGTCACGGACGCGGCGAAACTAGCGTTGCTGTTGAACATGCTGACCGCGCACATCGCAGCGCTGGCATCGCAGGATCTTGTGGGACGCATCACAGACGCCACAGAAGGCAGCGTGAGCGTGTCTGCATCCATGGGTGACGCAGTGCCGGGCAACCGTGCGTGGTATCTGCAAACCAAATACGGCGCGGCCTATTGGCAGGCCACGGCAGCGTTGCGAACGATGACATACATTCCGCGCCGGTTCTGCGGTTACAGCCCGCGTGGATACTGATGGCCCGCATTCGCAAGCTCGGCACGTTTGATGCCAAACTGCGTGAAATGGCGGCTCATCTTGGCAAAGCCAACACGGTGCGCGTTGGTTTCCTTGAAGGCGCCACCTACCCGGACGGCACCAGCGTCGCAACCGTGGCGGCGGTGCAGGAGTTTGGCTCACCGGCCAACAACATCCCGCCACGTCCGTTTTTCCGCTCCATGATCGCGGCCAAGTCGCCACGTTGGGGCGATGGCGTTGCGACGGTGTTGAAAGCCAACGGATACGACGCAGACCGCGCGCTGCATCAGGTTGGCGACGCCATCAAAGGCCAACTCCAACAGTCCATTGTGGACACCAATTCGCCGCCGCTCGCGCCCGCGACAATCGCGGCCAAAAGCAAGGGCGGCACATCCGCCGCATCGCTTGGGGTGCTCGGCCCCGCCAAGCCCCTGGTTGACACCGGTCACATGCTCAATTCAGTTGATTACGAGGTATCCTGATGTCACTGCAACGCATTCTGACTGCCATCGGTGATGTCGCTGGCATCGTCAACGGCCCGAACAACCTGACCGCCACAACTGACCCGACAGTCAACAACGACGGCACCCAGGGTTATACCATCGGCTCGATCTGGTATAACGCCGTCAATCAGCGCATCTGGGAATGCTGGGGCACCGCAACTGGCGCTGCCGTGTGGAGTTTCGACGGGGCGGCCTACAACAACGGCGGGTCCAATCCGGCATCTGAGGTGACGGCGTTCGGGCTTGGCACTGGCTTGATGGGCGAAGAAGGCAACGTCTCGCGCCAGATTAGCAGCACGGGCGTTTCGCCTGCCGCGACTGGCGGCGATTACGTGCTGGCCGTGTATGCGCTGCCCGCCAACAGTTTCGACATTGCCGGGCGCGGTGTGAACCTGGTCGCAATGGGTTCGTTGGCCAACAACTCCAACAACAAGCGATTGAAGCTGATTTTCAACGCCACAACCGCCGTCGTCGGTTTTGCGGTCAGCGGCGGCACGACGGTGTGTGACACCGGCACCATCACCGTGGCCAATGCCGGGTGGGCGCTGGAAGCCAACGTGTTTAAGTATGGCGCCACCGGATCGAACACTCAGATCGGCCTGCATCAGTCGGCCCAGGCTGGCAGCAACATCTCGGCTTTGCTGTCTCCGTCGCTGATCACCGCAACCGAAAGCAGTCCGATCCTGATCGCCGTCACGGGCAACGCCACCATGACCGCATCTGACATCTTGTTCTCGTTCTTCGAAGTGAACGCAATGAATTGAAGGTAGCGCGATGAACCTGCACGGGATGGCGGCTGCTGCGATTGCCGCCGTCAATCCCATGCAAACCGTCATTCGCAAGGTCAGCACCGGCAACGTAGTCAATGCTGACGGCACGGTAACACCGTCCTATGCGTTCCCAGACACGTTGCAAGGGCAGGTTCAAGCCCTCAGCAGCACCGATCTGCGGCAGTCTGACAACATCACGCTGCAAAGCATTGCAAAGACGGTTTATCTGTGCGGCGCGACGGACGCAATTGAGCGCCCGCTGGCCAAAGGCGGGGATTTGCTGACCATTGGCACGAGCAACTGGCTTGTGGTGCGCGTGCTTGAAGAATGGCCCGATTGGTCCCGTGTGCTGGTGACGTTGCAGGATGATGCGCCGTGACCATCACGGCATCCATCACCGAAACCGCGCTGCTGACTGCGGTGCGGTCTGTGTTGCTGGGCATGGTGCCCTCGGCGCAAATCATCCAAGGCCAGCAAAACCGCGCCGCGTTGCCGGAAGGCGATTTCGTGGTGATGACATCGCTCATGCGCGAGCGCTTGTCCACCAACTCGGACAGCTACACCAGCAGCACGCGCACGGTTGCCGAAGCCGCCAAGGTCACAATCCAAACCGACATCTACGGGCCGAACGCTGCTGATAACGCGCAGATCGTGCAGACGCTGTGGCGCGATACATATGCTTGCGATGCGTTCACCGCGTTGAGTGCAGATGTCCAGCCGTTGTATGCGTCCGAACCGCGCAAAGTTCCGTTTATCAATTCCGCGACGCAATACGAAGCGCGCTGGAATGTTGATCTTGTGCTGCAAGCCAACATTGCTTTGACATTGCCGCAGCAGACTGCGGACGTTTTGGCCGCGACGCTTATCAACGTCGATGCCACCTATCCCGCCGCCTAATCCCGCAAGGAAATCAGAATGACCACCATCCCAGCCTCACAGATCGTGAGCGTGCTGCCCAACGTGCTGTCGCCTGGCGGGGCCGCCGTGGTCGCGCAGGGCGTCATGCTGTCCAACTCCACGCGCGTGCCGATTGGCACCGTGTATTCGTTTCCAAATGCCGCCGCCGTGTCTTCGTTCTTCGGCCCGTCCAGCGCCGAATACGGTTTGGCATCCACCTACTTCCTCGGGTTCGACGGCTCAACCGCGAAGCCGGGCGCGATCCTCATCGCGCAGTATCCGACGAGCGCCGTTGCTGCGTATCTGCGCAGCGCGTCGCTGGCGTCGCTCGGTCTTGCGGGCGTGCAGGCGCTGTCCGGCGTGCTGACGCTGACAGTCAACGGAACGCAAATCACTTCCGGCACGATCACGCTGTCCACCGCCACATCATTCAGCAACGCCGCCACGATCATTCAGGCCGCGTTCACCTCGCCGCCGTTCTCGGTCAGCTATGACAGCGTTCTCAGCGCGTTCGTGTTCACCACCACCACCACGGGCGCCACGGCGACCATCACGTTCGCCACGGGCACGCTGTCGGCTGGCTTGCTGCTGACCCAAGCAACGGGCGCGGTCACGTCGCAGGGCGCCGCTGTGGCCGTTCCTGCCACGTTCATGAACGCGATGACGGCGCTGACAACGAACTGGGTGACGTTCTTCACCGCGTTCGACCCAGACAGCGCGGGCGTTGTCACCAACAAGCTGGCGTTTGCGGCTTGGGCCAATTCGCAGAACAACACCTACGCTTACATCGCGTGGGATGTGAACGCCAACGGCACGTTGAGCAACGACACGTCATCGCTCGGGTATCAGGTCAAGCAGAACAGCTATTCCGGCACGGTGCTGATCTACGTCACGTCGTCAGGCACCGCCAGCAAGGCCGCGTTCTTGTCCGGCGCCATCGCGTCGATCAATTTCAACGCCACCAATGGCCGCACCACGATGGCGTTCCGCACGCAATCGGGGCTCGCCGCTGACGTGACCGATGCCACCACGGCGGCCAACCTCATCGCCAACGGCTACAACTTCTATGGCTCGTATGGCACCGCCGCGACCAACTTCGTGTTCTTCTACCCCGGCGCCATTTCCGGGCCATCGGCGTGGATTGACAGTTTCGTCAACCACGTTTGGTTCAACAGCAACGTGCAAGCGCAGCTCATGACGCTGCTGACGTCCGTTGGGTCGGTTCCCTACAACCAGCCGGGCTACGACCTGATCAGCGCGGCGGAACTCGGCCCGGTGGCGCAAGCGGTGACGTTCGGTGCGATCCGCGCGGGCGTGACGCTCTCGACGTTGCAGGCCGCTGAGGTGAACGCCGCCGCTGGCGTCGCCATCGATACCACGCTGAGCCAGACGGGCTATTACGTGCAGGTCAAAGACCCTGGCGCGGTGGTGCGCGCGGCGCGCGGAACGCCGATCTGCAACATCTGGTATATGGACGGCCAGAGCGTGCAGCAGATCACCATCAACTCTGTTGAGGTCGCATAATCATGGCGCGCACAATCACTTCGGCCAATGCCATCATCACGTTGAGCATTTTGCCGATCTACCCTTCCGTCACGCTGCGCAACTTTGCGGCGGATGACATCACCGATATGCCGTCGGTCAAAATGACCGAGACCATGATGGGCGCTGATGGCAAGTTGGCGGGCGGCTATACGCCGATGCCGGTTGAGCAGACTATTGCGCTGATGGCGGACAGCAACTCAATCGACGTGTTCGAAGCGTGGCAAACCTACATCCTGACCATGCGCGAGACGTTCCCGGCCAACGGGTTCATCACGCTGCCGTCGGTTGGCAAGAAATACGCGCTGACGAAAGGCTTTTTGACGTCCTACAAGCCCATCAGCGACGCCAAGAAAGTGTTGCAGCCGCGCTCGTTCGGCATCACGTGGGAGTCGGTTGTCCCGACTGCGTTCTGATGGCGCGGCGCGAAAAGGATGTGACCATCACTGCCGAAGGGCGAGATAAGGGCAAGACGTTCCGCCTGACTGAAATGTCCGCATCGCAGGCCGAGCGTTGGGCGGCGCGTGCGTTCCTGGCCATGTCGCGGTCTGGAGTGGATCTTCCGGATCACGCGGTTGCCGCTGGCATGGCCGGGCTGGCGTCGTTTGGGTTTCAAGCGATGTGCCATGTCTCGTTTGCCGAAGCCGAACCGCTGATGAACGAAATGTTTGAGTGCATCACGTTCGTGCCCGCGCCCGGCATGCCGCCGCGCCGGTTGATTGAGGAAGACATCGAGGAAGTGAAAACCCGCATCGATCTGCGTGCGGAGGTGCTTGAATTGCACACGGGTTTTTCCATCACCGCCGCGCTCTCGATATTGGGCCGGGCCTCGGCGGTGCAGACCGGCAATACGCCAGTTACGTGAACGTGCCCATTCCGCTTGGCCGGGTGATCTCCGCTCGGCTCGCGACACTGCATGATCTTGATACGGTCTACGGCGTGGCGGACCTTTACGACATGCTCGAAATTCTGGCCGTTGATGCCTACAATCAGGGGATTGCCAACAAGCCATGACAACCCTGATTGATGCGCTGGTTGTTGAGCTGGGTCTCGATACTTCCAAATTTGTGGAAGGTGGCGAAAAGGCCAGCGCTGAAATGCGCAAAGTCGAACAAGCCGCGACCCGTTCGGCGGACGAGATCGAGCGACGCGGCGGCCAGGCTGGCGAATTCTTCGCCATCATGAAGCGCGGCGCGGTGGCGTTGTCCGCCGCGATGGCGGCCATCGGCGTTGAGAAATTCATGATGAACGTCGCGCAGATGTCGTCTGGCCTAAAATATATGGCTGCCGGGCTCGACATTAACGTGCGCGACCTGTCCGCGTGGCAGAACGCGGTGACGCACATTGCCAATGGCACGGCAGCGGGCGTCACGGCGACTTTCACGTCGATGCAGGCTAATCTTGAACAGCTAAAGTTCACCGGCCAGTCGCCGATTGTCCCGGCACTGCGGTTGCTGGGCATCGATCCCTACAACGCCGATGGGTCCGTGAAATCGGCGGAACAGATTTTCCAAGCGGTGGCCAGCTCGCCAAAACTGGCCAGCATGAGCCCGACTGACAAGCGCTTTGCGTTGCAGCAGGCGGGCATCAATGACCAAGGCATGATCAATTTCCTGCTCAAGCCGCAGACCGAACGCGATGCGGAGTTGGCGCATCAGCGCGAACAGACGGCAATGACGGAAGCGAACGTCAAGGCGTTCAGCGCGTTGAATGAAGCCGCCATCGGGCTCGAACAGCACTTCACGTCGCTGGCCACGCTGCTCTCGGTCAAGGCGGTGCCGGGCTTGGTGCAGTTCATCGGCGGCATGGATGACATTCTCAATGTCATCAGCGGCAAAATGAGCCTGCATGATTTTGTGGACAAATACGACAAGCGCATCATGCAACCGCCGGTCGATGAATTGGCCGCGACGGACGACGAAATCGCCAAATACTACTCTGATCGCGCGGCCAAAGGTGGTGCCGAAGAACTTGGCGTAACCGGGCCGCAATACAGCAATTTCCGCTACGCCATCGCGAAGATCGAAGGCACGCCCTACAACCAGATGGGCGGCTCAAACAACCGGTTCGCAGGCCGCTATCAGATGGGCGCGGATGAGATCGCGGAGACGGCCAAGCGGCTGGGCGAGCCCACGCCGTCAACGCAAGATTTCCTCAGCGATCCCGCGATGCAGGAGCGCTATTTCAACGCTTACACTTCGTCGCACAATGAGCAATTGCTCAAATTGAGTGCAAAATACCGCGCCATGACGCCGCAGCAGCGGTTGCAGGTGTTGGCGTATGCACACAATCAGGGCGTTGGCGGCGCAGTGGAATGGATGAACACGGGCGTTGCCAAGCGCGATGCGTTCGGAACAAGCGGCGCGGCCTACGCCGATGCCGTGGCCGCGCGTGTTGGTGGCGGCGTTGCGCCGGTTGATCCGATTGACGACATGCTTGCCAAATTGAGGGCCGCGTCCGCCCCGGTGCCAAGCGCTGCCAACGCGGCGTCTACGGTTGGTGCTGGTGGCAACGTCGTGACCGGCGCGCAGACCACGACCACCAACCAGACCACGATAGGGAGCGTCGTTGTGCACACACAAGCCACCGACGCCAAAGGCATCGCGGTGGGCATCGCCGGGGCCATCAAATCCTCCATGCTGGCCACGCAAGCCAACACGGGCCTTGCCTGATGGCGTTTGTCAGCATTCCCACAACGCCCGCCAGCATCCCGCTTGTGCCCGGCGTGCCCGCGTTGGCGAGCGTTGCAACGGGGCTCGGGGCCGGGCCGGTGTTGGCAATTGCGGACCAGCTCGGGCTGGGCTCGATCTTTGGTGCGCCACAATGGGGCATCTTTGACAGCGACGGCAACCCGGTGCTGACCGGCGATTGCGTGGCGGAGTTCGGCTATCGCCGCGATTATCAAATCAGCGATTACCCGGTCGAAGACGGCGGGTTCTCGTCCTACAACAAAGTGCAGCGCCCGGCGCATTTCGCGGTCGCGTTTATGGTCGGCGGCGCGGATGCCGACCGGTCTGCGTTTCTGGCGGCTGCCGAAGATTTGGCCGCCTCGTTGACGCTCTACAGCGTGGCCACGCCGGAAGCGTCTTATCCGTCCGTCAACGTCACGGGCGTGTCATACCGACGCACCAATTATCGAGGCGCCACACTGATGCGCGTTGAGGTGATCTGCGAAGAAGTGCGCGTGACAGCCGCTGCGCAGTTCATCAACACCGCTCAACCGAGCGGCAGCGCGGTGCAGAACGGCGGCACCGCTGTCGTAACGCCCGTCACCTCGTCCGCCTTGCCGCCGCCATCATGACACCGCAAGCCTTTGTCACGCTGGCCGCAGTGCCCGCGCAAACGGTCACGGCATCGCTGGGTGGCCAGACATGCCAGATCACAGTCTATCAGAAGCGCACCGGGCTCTACCTTGATCTGGCGGTAAACAACACGCCCATCATCTACGGCGTGCTCTGCCTCAACGCGACGCTGATTGTGCGCGATGCCTATCTGGGGTTTTCGGGGGATCTGGCGTTCTATGACACGCAAGGCACGCAAGACCCCGACTACACCGGCCTCGGCGGGCGCTATCAGCTGGCGTATGTCGCATGAGCTACGTCCAACGCGAAATCGACGTGATGGTGCAGCTCGGGTCCGGCACGTTCGAAGCCACGACATATGACGCCGTGACGCTGACCGGCCTGCGAGTGTCCGCAACTGTCGTCAAGGCGGGCGGGCTGGCCATGAATGCGGCGGACATCCGTGTCTACGGTGCGCCGCTGACCGTGATGAACCAAGTCTCGACGCTCGGCCTCAAATACCAAGCACAGCGCAACAACCGCGTGACCATCTCGGCGGGCAACAGGGGTGAGGCGAAATCCATCGTCTACACCGGCACCATCACAGACGCATGGGTGGATTTCGGGTCGCAGCCGCAAGTCGCGCTGCACATCGCATCAGCGTCTTTGGGTTTCGACAAAGTACGCCCGACCACGCCGAACAGTTTTCCGCAGGGTGGCGACGTGGTGGTGATGTTGGCGTCTTTGGCGTCTCAGGCGGGCTATGATTTCGTCAACAACGGCGTGTCTGGCGTGCGGCTTGGGCCTTCGTATTTCTCGGGCACGTTGCCGGACCAGATCGAAGCGTGCGCCACGCATGCGGGCATTCAATACGTGTTCGATGACGCGGCGGCTGGCACGCACAAACTGGTGATCTGGCCCGCAGGCGGCACGCGCGAGGGGTCTATCCCGCTGATATCCAAATCGGGCGGCATGATCGGCTACCCGACGTTTAACAGCCAAGCTATCGCGGTGCAGTGCGAGTTCAACCCGGCCATCAGTTTCGGCACGCTGGTGCAGATCGAAAGCAGCATCATACCCGCAAATGGCAAGTGGCAGGTCATCGGCCTGACGCACGATCTGGAAAGCGAAACGCCAGGCGGGCGATGGATGTCATCGCTCGCATGCGCCGCGCCCGGCAGTCCAAGCCTGCATTCGTGAGGGCCTGATATGTCGGACAGTTTTACCGGGCAGATCAGCTCGCAGGCCAATGTCGGGGCTTACAACGAATTCGCGTTTGTGTTTTCGCAATTGCTGGGCAGGCGGTGCTTCTGCGCCGTCGTGCAGGTGGTGGCGTGCTCCAACTCGGGCGGGGTGGCAGCGGCTGGCACGGTTGATGTGCAACCGCTGGTCAATCAGGTGGACGGGCTGGGCAACGCGGTGCCGCATGGCGTGGTGCACGGTTTGCCGTATCAACGCCTGATCGGCGGGTCGAATGCCGTGATCCTCGATCCGCAGGTGGGTGACATTGGCGTGTGTGTGTTCGCGGATCGCGACATTTCATCCGTCAAAGCCACTCAGAAACAAGCCAACCCGGCTTCGCGCCGCCGCAACAACTGGTCAGATGGCGTCTACCTCGGCGGCATCCTGAATGGCGTGCCGTCTCAATTCGTGCAGTTCAACGGATCGGGCATCACGGTGCAGTCGCCAACGAAGGTGACGGTTGCCGCGCCGGATATTGAGATGAACGCATCCAGCGTCGTCAATCTCAACGCGCCCACGATTGGCCTCAACGGCGCGATAACGCAGACGGCGGGTGGCAGCGGGTCGAACGTCACGCTGATTGGCCCGGTCAATGTCGTCAACGACGTGACCGCAGTCGGCACCAGCGTCCACACGCATCTGCACAGGGGCGTCACGCCTGGCACTGGCAACACGGGCACACCGGTATGAACACACTGCTGCTCGACACCGTTGCGTGGGATTTGGTGCTTGACGCGAACGGCAACATTGCCGTGGCGTCCGCCCCTTATGCGTTGGCGCAGGATGCCGCGTCAGCCATCCGCACGTTCGCGGGCGAGGTCTATTACGACACCACGCAAGGCATTCCGTATTTCGGGCAAATACTCGGCAAGTTCCCCCCGGTCTCGCTCATGAAAGCGCAGTTCGAAGCGGCGGCAATGACTGTGCCGAGCGTCACGGCGGCGAAGGCGTTCATCACGGGCTTTGCCAATCGCAAAGTTACAGGCCAAGTGCAGATCACCGATGCCCTCGGTGCAACCAGCGTCGCGGGGTTCTAAATGTCCGGCACCACGAGCGTTCCGCAGCCGACCTTCGGGCCGCTGGGCTTTGTCGCGCCCACCGAGCAGGCCATCTTGGCTGGCGTGCTGGCCGATATGCAGGCGGCATTTGGCGGCAACCTCAACCCCGCGCTCAACACGCCGCAAGGGCAGCTCGCCAGCAGTGAAGCCGCAGTCATCGGCTACGTGCAGGATTTGTTTCTGTATTACTGCAACCAAGTGGACCCGGCCTATGCATCCGGGCGGATGCAGGACGCCATCGGGCGATTGTATTTCATGACGCGCGAGCCCGCCACCGCGTCCACCGTCGTGGCGACGTGCTCGGGCCGCACCGGCACCGTCATTCCTGTTGGCGCGCAAGCGGTGGACACAAGCGGCAATATCTGGCTGGCCGTGCAGTCTGGAGTCATCCCGTCCGGCGGCAACGTGTCGATTGAGTTTCAATGCTCGGTCACGGGGCCGATTGTGTGCGCGATTGGTGCCCTGTCGGCAATCTACCAAAGCATTCCGGGATGGGATTCCATCACTAACCCGGCGGCGGGTTCGCTTGGGTCACTGGTTGAAAGTCGCGCGGCGTTCGAGGCGCGGCGGCAGCAGAGCGTGGCGATCAATGCGCAGGGGTCAAACGCATCCGTTCTGGCGGCAGTGCTGGCCGTGCCAAACGTGATTGATGCCTACGTGGTGGACAACCCCACGGCGACCGCCGCCACCATTGGCGGCGTGTCCGTCAACCCGAATTCGCTCTACGTTTCGGTCGCGGGCGGCACATCTGCCAACATCGGCCAGGCGATCTGGTCAAAAAAATCGAGCGGATGCTCAACGCAAGGCAATTCGTCTGTTGCCGTCTATGACACCAGCTATTCGGTGCCGCAACCGTCCTACGTCATCAACTACACCGTGCCCACATCCACGCCAATTTATGTGGCCGTGACGTGCGCCAACTTGCAGTCTGTTCCGGCCAACGCGCTGTCATTGGTGCAGGCCGCAGTGATCGCCGCGTTCACCGGCACCGATGGTGGATCGCGGGCGCGTATCGGCTCGACACTCTACGCCTCGCGCTACTATGCGGGCGTGAATACGCTGTGGGCTGGGATTGAGATCATTTCCATCACAATCGGCACGTCACCCAGCCCGACCGGCAACACCACGACGATGACGATTGCGCAGATCCCCACAATCCTCGCGTCTCAAATCACGCTGACGCTCGTCTGATGCAAAACTATCTTGAAGCAATGATTTCCCAATACGGGGATTCGCCGCGCTTGCTGACGCTCATACAGAGCTTTCACGACGGCATCGGCATCGACGCGGATTTTGATGCGTTCTACGCGAATATCTGGAACATTCAGACCGCGCAAGGCGCCGGGCTTGACGTGTTGGGCCGGATTGTTGGTGTGTCGCGCGTCATCGCGATCCCATCCACCACCATTTATTTTGGGTTCAACGACGGCGTTGGGGATTATGCGCCGTTCGGCCAAGCGCCGTTCTATCCGGGCAACGGGACGACCCAGAATTTCGCGCTTAGCGACACCGCCTTTCGCACGCTGATCTTGGTCAAAGCCGCCGCCAACATCGCAGCAACCAATTCACAGACGCTCAATCAACTGCTGACTTCGCTCCTTGCCGGTCGCGGGCGTTGCTACGTCAACGACCTCGGCAACATGCAAATGCGGTTTACGTTTGAGTTCTACCTGCAACCGTATGAGCTGACGATCTTGACGGCGGGCGGCGTGATCCCGCGCTCAACCGGCGTGCAGGCCACGCTGATCCAATGCCCGCAGGGTTCGACATTCGGCTTCGCGGGTTCCGGCATGCAGCCGTTCGGACAAGGCACATTTATCAAGGGTTTGTCTCATGTTGCTTAGCTCCCTGCCGTCCAAGCTGACAATCCCGTTTGCCTATTCAGGCACCAAAAACACCATCCCGACCGCATCGCAGATCGGCATCACGCCCGGAGCCGCTTCGCTGACGGATGGCTTTCCCCCACTCACGGCCACGCCGCTGACCGCTGGCGGCGTTCCGCCTTCGGTCGGGGACATGAACGGCATTCTGTATGAAGTGTCAGCCTGGGCAAACTGGTCGTCCGCAGGCGGCACCGTGCAATATGACAGCACGTTTTCCACCGCCGTCAGCGGCTACCCGAAGAACGCCCTGCTGGCCTCCACCACCGTGGGGCAGCTTTGGCTGAACACGGTTGACGGCAACACCGCCAACCCGGACAGCGGCGGCGCGGGGTGGGTGCTCATCAAACCGGCGTATGGCGTCATCGGCCAAGTCCGCAACGCAAAAATGTCCGTCACTACGGCGGGCACGAGCGCAACGTTCACCGCTGATGAAATCGTCGTCGGCACGTCGCTGGGTGGCCTGCAAACCATGCTCGCCAGCTACAGTCAGACCATCAGCCTCGCCACCACGGGCGCGGGCGGCATGGACACGGGCTCGGCCCCGACATCCGGCTACGTGGCGCTGTATGCCATCTACGGCTCGGCGGGCACGTCCATCTTGGCCGTCAATGCCACGTCGGCGGCGGCGCCCACGGTTTACGGCGGCAGCAACCTGCCGACCGGCTACACCTATTCGGCGCTGATTTCGGTTTGGCCAACGAATGGCAGCGGTCAGTTCGTCGTGGGCTACCAGCGCGACCGTTCGGTGATCCTCACCAACACATCCGTGCTGACCGGCGGCACCGCGACCACGTGGACATCGGTTTCGCTGGCCGGTGCGGTGCCGTTGAATGCCATCTCTATCGCGGGCAGCGGCAGCACGGGTGGCCCGGTATCGCTGCTAATCGCGACCAACTCGGCGGGCACACTCAACTTGCGCGTGTTCAACGCCACGGCGGCGGAACAGAGCAACTTCGACCGTTACATCTTGGCCACGCCGCAGACCATCTATTACCAGGTCAGCAGCGCGTCCTATTCGGCGGGCATCAATATCACCGGGTATGATTTCTGACCGCCTTCCCCGTTCTGTGCTTCTTGGCCCGCTTTTGGCGGGCTTTTTGTTGTCTGAAAGGCACCTGCAATGCTGACCACCTATGGCCGCACGCAAACGCTCAACTGGCGCTCGGGCACGGCCCCGGCCAGCACCACCACGCGATACCTCGCCCTGTTCACCGCGATTGGCACGGTGGCAGGCACCGGTTTTACCGAAACGTCATACACCGGATACGCTCGCGTAGCCGTGACGTTCGGTGCGGCCACCGGCACAGACCCCGACACGATCTCCAACAGCGCCGCCGTGACGTTCGGCACCTGCACCGCGTCGCCGGGCTCGAACATCATCGGCTGGGGGATCTATGACGCGGCAACCGGCGGCAACCTCATCGAGTTCGATTACATCGTCGCGGGCGGCACGGGGTCGAGCGGCCAGTATGTGCCATTCACCGCGTCTGCCGCGTCGCCGTCCGTCATCACCACGCCCGCGCACGGCCTCACCGCAGGGCAGTTCGTCGTGGTCACATCGGAATACGGCGGCACGCTGCCCACGCTGTCGCAGGGCTCGTTCTCCGGCGTGCTGACCGTCGCGGCGACCGTGACCACCGACACGTTCACGCTCACCACCTCGGGCGCCGTGGCGTTGAATGCGTCCAGCACGGGCGACGGCATGCTGCGCCAAGTGGTGCCGCAGGCGATGGTGACGAACCTCACGCCATCGTTCCCGGTCGGATATTTCGTGCTGCAAGCGGCGTGAGGTCCACATGCCCGATTACCTCGGCCTGAAAGCCGCAGCCGCCGCGCGCCAAGCCGCAAATCCCGGTTGGGGCGACGTGCAAATCTTGTCCGACATCAACGCGGCCACGGTGCAGCAGCCCAATCTGGACACGCCGATTGCCGCGATTTTCGACGCGCTGCTGTCGGCTGGTCTGTGGGGCGGCATCGTTCGCGCGGCGGGGGCTGCGAGCACCACGGCCTCGGCGGTGGGTGACGTGTGCCTGATGCTCAAAGCGTTGGTGGACGCAATGAACGGACAGGGCCTGAGCGTCGTGCAGACCAGCGACGCGACCAAGGCGGCGGCGTTCGACGCTGGCGTGTCCGCGCTGGTGGCGGCGGGGCTTGTCACCACGACGGTGCAGCAAGCCATCGCCGCGCTGCGCACGCCGTCAACGGTCACGTTGCGGGCGCAGCTCGGGTGGCCGGGCGGCGTGAATGAAGAAGACCTCATCGCGGCGAGGAACGTGTAATGGCCAATATCCTTCGCCCCTCAATTGGCACGCTCAACAGCGGCTCGTGGTCCACGCTTTCGTTCACCGCGTCGCTGTTCAATTCGCTCGCGTCCGGGTCCGGCGTGCTGATGAACGCGGCGTTCAACAACGCCTCCAATCTCGATTTGTATGGCGAGTTCTCGTTCACTTGCGTCAACGGCTCGACCGCGCTGACCGGTTCGCCATACTGGACGGTCTATTGGCTGCCCATTAATCAGGACGGCACGACATACGGTGACGGCTTGGCATACGGCTCCGGGTCCGCGCAGTCATCCACGGTGCCATCAAGCGGCTACTATCTGCGCAACATTACGCTCGGCCTGACCGGCGCGGGCGGCACGATGGTGGGACGTTCGGCCCCGTTCAACCTGCCGCGCGACAGCGGCAAGTTCTTCTTTGCCAATAACACCGGGCAAACAACCAACAGCGCCGCCGCGTTCACCGCCGCAATTCTGACCACCAACCTCAACCTCAACGGCTGACGCGCCGTGGCCTACATTCGCCGTTATGACCGCCATCCGCTGCTGTTGCCGCCCAATATGGTGCCCAGCGCGTGGGATGACGTGGAGATTGATTGGTCGCATCCGTTAAGCCGAGGGTTGAGCGCACACGTATTTGTGCAAAATGGCGTAGTCGCTGATTTGACAAAAAATCTAAATTTCCAAAAAGGAACGGGGACTGTCTCAACGATATTTAGCGGCCCGGTTCTAAACACTGTCTCTTTGACGGATAGCTGGACCGCAGTTCTTCCCCCTTCCATGTTTTTCACGGGGGATTTCTCTCTTGTTTGGGGCGGCATAACTCGGTCAAGCGGCGGCTCTGGGTTGCCGTGGATTTTTGGATGCGACAATGCGGCAGATAGCACTCGAAATTGGATATTTTACACAAGTGGAAGTTCTTTAATTTTTGTTTGTGCTGGCAATAACTACACAAGCTCCACATCAAATTATGGATACGGAGCGCTTTGCGCTACGCTAAATTTGTCTTCTGCAAATTCTGCTTTATATAAAGCAAATATGTATTTCAATGGTTCTTCTCTGACTACAGGCAACGTAGGCGGCGGCGGGCAAAATGTTAATTATTCAAGTTCGCCTTTAGTTTATTTTGGCGGTGGTGCAAACACTACAAATTCCTATGGATTAATATACAATCGGCAATTGCCGGCAAGTGAAGTTGCGTGGCTTTCCTCTGAACCCTTCGCCATGCTCGCGCCGCGCAAGGTCATTTCGTATTACACCGCGTCATCCCTCGTTTACGCCTACCTCGCCAGCCGCGCGTTTGCCGCAAGCCGCGCCACCGCAGGCACCGCCGCCACCGGCTTGATTGGCGTGCATGGCGAGGCGTTGTCATCGGCGCGCGCATCCAACGCCGCCGCGTCATCGCTGGCCGGGCGCGCAACCGCAGTAAACGAAACGCGCGCATCGACCGCCGCATCGGCCAAACTAGCGGCGCACGGCGAGGCGATCTCACCCGCGCGCGCCGCTGACACTGCATCGGCAAGCATCGCGGCCCGCGCGCCCGCGCTCAACGAGGCCCGCGCGGCCAGCGCCGCCACGGCCAACGTCGCCGGGCGCGCAACGTCTGCTGCGTCCGGGCGCGGCGGGCTGGGCACAGTGGCCACGCTCGCAAGCATCGCCGGGCGCAGCATCTCATCGGCGTTCTCGCGCGCCGGATTGGCAGCAACCGGGCGCATGTCCGCGCGTGGTGGGTCGAACGCCACGGGCACGAACGGGCTGGCGGGCGGTGCTGTGTTGAAAGCATTGGCCGGGCGCGGGTTTGCCTCCGCATCGGGCCGGGCGGGCATGGCGACGCGCGCCGTGTTGGCCGGGCTCGGGTCTGCGAGCGCATCCGGGCGTGGTGCCATCGGGCAATTGTTCAACGCCATCGCCACCAAGGGCGTGCGCCTTTCGCCGTTCCTGCGCGGCGTGTCCCTGCCACCGTTCACACGCGGCACCAAACTGCCACCGGGGAGCAGCTAACCATGTCGATTGCCACCTATCCCGCCGTCACTTTGCCGCCCATGCGCGCGGGGGAGACGGACGGGCGCTATATCGACTGCACGCTCGATCTCGGGGCACCGGGCGACACGTTCACGTCCGCCGCGTCGATCACCATCACCATCACGCGGGTTGACGGCGTGCCGGCCACGGCCAGCGACCTTGCGCTTGCTGGCGCGTCGTATCCGACCACGCTCGACACAACAAAGCTCATTCCCACGATTTGGCTGATCGCGCCTGCCGCGTCCGCTGGCGTCGGCTACGTCGTCACGCTGTCGGCCACCACGACGCAGGGCCGCGTGTTCATCCGCGACGCGTATCTGACCGTGCAGGCTTTGCTGGGCTGATGCCATGCCGCCGTTTCTTGCTTCAAAAGGATTGATTCCGATGCCGAACATGGACCCCGCAGAACAGCGCGAGTTGGTGAAAGAAGCAATCCAAGAGTGGCTGGACGTGCAATTCGCCACGCTGGGCAAATGGACGGCTGGCGGACTGATGGCGGCGGCTGTTGGCGGGCTGGCCTATCTCGCGCTGATTGGCGCTGGCTGGCACCAGGGAGGTGGGAAATGAAGAAGCCGACCATCGCGCCCATTAAGCCCGAACGCACCGCCCCGGACGCCGCCACGGTGGCCAAATATCATGAGCTGGTGGATCGCCTTGTCGCCAAGGGCGCGATGTCGCTGGTGATCTACGCGGAAACGTATGACGGGTTTGAATGCCTGTCTGAACCCGATTTGATGGCCGCGCGCCTTGGGATGCACGGCATTTTTGACAGTCACGCCGCATCGGCGTCCGGCGAATAGGACCGCGTATGAACACCCCATCACAGGCCGCGATTGACCTCATCATCAACGCCGAGATCGGCGGCGGCTACGACCCGCACCCGACATGGCCGGGCGCACAATCGGGCCTCACCATCGGCATCGGCTATGACCTCGGCTATGCCGCGACCGGCAAAATCCAGACCGATTGGCAAACCCTGCCGCCTGGCGTCGTCACCCGGCTGATGAGCTATGCCGGGCGCAAGGGCGCGTCCGCGCAGATGCTGCTGGCGAGCGCGCGCGACATCGTGGTGCCGCTGCCGGTCGCGCGCGAGGTGTTCGGTTCCATCGACATGCCCGAATGGTCGCGCAGGGTCTCGCAGGCGTTCGCCAACACAGACGCGCTGCACCCCGACTGCTTCGGCGCGCTGGTGAGCCTTGCATACAATCGCGGGCTCGACATGGGCGCACCGTCTCAGCCGCAACCCGACAGGCGTTTTGAGATGCGGCAGATCCGCGACGCGATGGCCGCGCAGGATTTCGACGCCATCCCTGGATACATCCGCGCGATGAAGCGCCTCTGGGCCGGGCAGGGCATGGATGGGTTGTTGACCAGGCGCGAGGCCGAGGCGGCGTTGTTTGAGCAGGGACTGGCACAGATGGGAGCGGTGGCATGAGCACGTTGTCTGACGTTTTCGACGGGGCACTTGGCGCGCTCAAAACCGTGGCACCGACCATCGCCACGGCCATCGGCGGGCCTTTGGCAGGCACTGCGGTCAACGCCATCATCGGCGCATTCGGCCTTCCTGCCGACACCGCGCCGCCGGTTGTGGCGCAGGCCGTGGTAAGCGCGACGCCGGATCAGTTGCTTGCGTTGAAAAACGCGGAGAACGCCTTCGCGTTGTCGATGCGCCAGCTCGACATCCACCTTGAAGACCTTGCCGCAGCGGACAAGACCAACGCCCGCGCGCAGACGGTGGACCTCGCCAAAGCGGGCAGCGCCATCGCGTGGGGCGCTCCCGTCGTGTCTGTCGTGGTGCTGGCCAGCTTCGGCGCGGCGCTCTACGCCATCCTTGGCAACGCCGTCCCGCCGGGCTCGGCTGACGTGGCCAATGTGATGCTCGGCACGCTTGGCGGCATGGCGTCGTCTGTGGTGGCCTATTGGGTCGGATCATCGAGCGGCAGCATCGCCAAAACGACCATGCTCTATCACAGCACGCCTGCGAGCCCAAAGTGAGCTGCATCGCCTGCCGCCTGCTGCGGCAATACGCCGTCAACTGGCTCAACGTCGCGGATCACGCATTCAACGCCGCGCTGCTCGGTGACGCTGACGAGACGTTCAGCGCCCGTACGGCGCGTGCCCGGCGTGACGGCGCGCGGTGGGCTGGCGTCGTGTGCCGCCTGCTGACCGGCGCGGCGCGTGTGTTCGGCCAGACCCGCGACCATTGCGACTACGCGCTTGACCCAACCGTTCTGCCGAACACCGCCGAGATTTTCGACCTGACGACGATGCGGCTCCGCGTGCGCCCGGTGGGTGAAGTGGATGTGGTGGAAAGTCAGGCGCCATGACCGGACAATGGGAAATCGCGTCATGTGGCACGATGGATTTCGCGATGATGCGGGCGCTGCTGGCGGACGATTGGGAGCCGTTCTCCGTCGCGGATGGCGTGATGTGGTTCCGGCGCGCCCGCGAATGACCCGCCTTGCCGCCCGCTGGGTGCTGCTGCACCTCACCGTCATGCACGCCATGGCGCGATGGTGTGGCGTTGAGCAGTGGGTGGGCGAAGTGATCGATGAGGCTGAGCGACTGAGACAGGAATAGGAGCGCACGCGTGGCATACTCCCCCGCTTACACCGCCGAGGAAATCCAGCAAGCGCAATCCACGTATCAACAATGCGTCGCCGATGGCTTTGCCGATGTCCGGGCCGGGGCGTTGGTGGGATTGGGCATCAAATCCGCGCTGGTCGAGGCCGCACGCCGCCTTGACTGGTCGCAAGACCGGGTGAAACGCGTTCTCAACACCGCCGTCAACAAGGCCGCCGCCATGCCGGAATACAAGGCTCCCGTGCTGCCGGGGCCGGACATTCCGCTCGACGATTTGGTGCGGCAGATGGCGGCGGAACAAAAGCGTCAGCGCGCCTACCGCAACGCAGCCGAATGGATGCCCTACACCGTCACCGGTGAAGCCCCGTTCGCGCTGGCGTTCGTGGGTGATCCGCACATTGACGTGTGCGACATTGAGCGGCTGTGCGCGCATCTCGACCTCATTGAAGCCACGCCGCGCATGTGGGCCGTGGGGCTGGGCGACTGGCTCAACTCGTGGGCACCAAAACTGCAAGGCCAATACGCGCACCAGATGGTGACGCAACGCAACGGCATCCGGCTGGCCGAATGGGTGCTGTCTCGCGACATCTGGTGGCTGCTGCTGTTGGGCAACCACGACGGCGAGCGATGGCACGGCCACAACAACCCGCTGCGGTGGATGCAGACCGCGTGCCCGGTGCCGGTGCAGGAATGGCAAAGCAAGTTCACCATCCGCTGCGGCGACGCTACGTGGCGCGTGTGGGCCGCGCACAATTTCCCCGGCAACTCGTCATTCAACGCCAACCACGGGCCGGACAAACGAGCGTTGCACACGGGCGCGATGGCGGACCTCTACATCGCGGGCGACCGGCACACGTTCAAGCTCTCGCAGGATCAACACGAGCACACCGGCCGCGTTTTTTGGTCAGCTCGAGCGCGCGGATACAAGCCGCTCGACACCTACGCGCTCGAGGGTGGCCATGGCGAGGCTGGTGGTGAGAAGGGCATAGGCCACACCATTACGGGCGTGTTCGACCCGCGCGACGGCTCGCTTGTGTGCTTCGCCGAGGTCGAGAAAGCCGCCGCGTATCTGGCCACGATCTCACGTGTGCGCGTCCGCGCAGGCAGCGCCGCCGCGTGACCGATCCCGTCGTGCAGGCCATGGCGCGCGACCTGCGCACGCACGTGGCCATCAGCGACGGGCTGGCGATCTACGTGGTCGAGATGCTGATCCTTGCCGCGCGCCATGTGCGCCCGGACGTGATGCCGGGCGTGGTAACGCCGCGTGCTGATTTGGTGGAGTTTAAGGGCGGGGGCGTATAATCTTCCGTTATTCCAAGCGCGGGGGGGGGTGCCGGGCCCTTACGAGCGCATCTGGTCCCGAGTGCGCCGCGTGTCGGATCGGGACAACAATCACACACCCATCAGCTCCACCACGCGCGCCAGCACGCCCCACAACGGCGAATTGG